TACGGACAAAAGGAGAAAATAGAATGGCAATAACAAAAGAATTAACAGAAGATAAAATAGAAGTTGTAGGAGACTACAAAACTATACAAGTAAGAACAGCTACAGTCATCAAAGAAGATGGTGTAGAGCTTAGTAGGTCTTTCCATAGACACGCAGTAGAATGTGTAAGCTCTGTAAAGAATGATGACGATAGTTGGACTCATACAGATACAGATGTATCAGGAGAGTCTACAGAGGTTCAGGGCATAGCTTCAGCCGTTTGGACAGACGCAGTGAAGACTGCAAAACAGAACGCTAACGAAGCAAACTCAATATAGGAGATATTATGGATATAATGAGTATGGTTACTTTGATAACCACTATTGTGACTGTTGCATCAATTGTTGCAGCATCCACGCCAACACCTAAAGACGATGTGTGGATCGGTAAACTTTATAAGTTTGTAGATCTTCTTGCTCTTAATATAGGCAAAGCTAAGCAATAGAATAAATGTCTGAAGCTGTTTCAATAATAACCGAGCTAGGTTTTCCCATTGCAGCAGCTTTAGGATTAGGTGTTTTTGTTTGGAAGTTGATCAATAGAATTATTGACGGAATGGAAACCAAGCTTGACACTTTAGATGAGAAGGTTCAAACAAGCCTCAACACCATGGAGGAGAGAGTCTCAACAAAGCTTGATAGTCAGTACGGCATTATTGTAAGCTTAATAGACAGGGTTAGAGCTCTGGATAATCAAAGTATTAGACAGGACGTATTACTCAAAACATTGTTGGGTGTTCCTAACCTTGTTGATATTGACAAGATAGCAAAGGCGGACAGGGATGATCAAAGAAAAGATTAAAGAAGAGCAAGAAAAAATATTTCTTACTAAGGTAATTATGGCTATTGGTTTGTTTCTTATAGCTGGAATTTTTATAGAGAACATACATTCAGATGAGATGGTTCATAAGTTTAAGTCCCCATCCTTCAATGGAATTAATACCAGCTCACATTATTTAACTATTGAATCTCAAGAGAATTTAAGAAAAATGAGCATTAAAGCAGAGCTAAAGGCTTTGCAAGAACAAATAGCCAGAGATGCAGAGAACACTACACTTGCTAGATTTATAAGAAACCTAGAGTCAAGGATTTATGCACAACTTAGTAGGCAGCTTGTGGATAACTTATTTGGAGAAACTCCAAGCGATAGTGGGGTTATAGAGCTAGAGGGTAATAGGATAGAATACACGTCAGATGGAATTATAATAACCCTAAAAATCACGGACCCAGATGGAAATGTCACAGAAATTAGTTTGCCTATTGGCAGTTTTACTTTCTAGTTGTGCCTTAATAGTAGACCCACTAGAAAATAACCTACCCCCATTTCAACACATAGAAGAAGCACAGATAGATTCTTTGGTTCTTACCGAGCTGGCTAATTTAAAGACATCTCAAAAAAATAAACCAATCGTAGCTATATATGCTGGTGGTTTTACAGATCAAACAGGACAACGTAGGAGCAATAGCAACTATGCAACCTTTTCATCAGCAGTAACCCAAGCACCAGACGCATATCTTATTAGGGCGTTGAAGCATGCAGGATCTAATCACAATGGTTTCTTTGAAGTGGTAGAAAGGGTTGGGCTCGACTTTGTTACTAAGGAACGCCAAATTATAAGAAGCACCAGACAGGAGTTTGGGGAAAAAAATAAAATGCAACCTTTAATGTTCGCTGGCTTGATAATGCAGGGCGGTGTGATATCTTATGAAAGTAACGTGAAGAGTGGTGGTGCTGGAGCAAGATATCTAGGCATCGGAATGTCCAGACAATACAAACAAGACACAGTAACCATATCACTTCGTACAGTTTCCGTAAGTACGGGAAAGGTGCTACTAGAAGTATTAGTAACAAAAACAATACTAAGTGCCTCTATTGACCAAGATATATTTAGATTTATTACTGACAGCACAGAGTTGGTAGAAGTAGAAAGCGGTCTTGTAAGAAATGAATCAATTAACATAGCACTACAGACAGCAATAGAGACTGCTGTTTTGCAGACTATAAAGGAAGGTGCTCAAAACGGATATTGGAGTATTTATGAAAAAAACAAAACTATTAATTGCGATGATGCTTGTGTCTCCGCTATACGCGGCTGACAACGAAATATACATTGATCAAAGCGGTGCAACTGCAAACATAGACCTAGAACAGTTAGGATCTGGTAACTTAATAGGAGGCTTGTTGGCGGTGGCTGGTCAGATGACCCCAGCAGACTTTGACGGAGAAAACTTAACCTTAGACGTTAATCAAATAGGTAATACTAATAAATTTTTAGCAGACGTTTACGCAGACTCACTTACAGCTTTTTTTGAGTTCGATGGCGATAGCAATACATACACTCTAACCTTAGACCCAGACAACACTTTTGGAGCAGATGGATCAGACTTAAACGTAGTCGCAACAGGATCCTCTAACACCTTTACTTTAGATCTAGCAACAACAGGGCTTGCATCTAACACAGACCTTGATTGGATTATTAACGGTGACAGCAACACTTTTGATTTTGATATAAACTATGATGGTGCTACCAACTATGTAGATGTGGATGGTAATAGTAACAACATAAACTTTACAGGAAGCGGATATGCAGGTGGATACTTCTATCTTGACCAAACAGGAAACAGTAGAACATTCAACATCATACAGTCGTCAACTCTTGCTAGTGATTGGTTACAGATTAACTCTACTGGCTCTAACGGTACTATTTGTGTCGTTCAAAATGATGGCGGAGTCTCAACAAGCTGTTGATGTAGGAAATATTTCTGAACTGAATGGTTCGGCAAAGATACTAAGAGATAAACCATATGAAGCTACAGAGTCATTCGATATACAACAAAACGATGAGGCTGTTACGTCAAATGGTCGTATGGCTATTACGTTCCTAGATGACTCTCAAGTAAAGCTAACAGAACATTCCCAACTTATAATAGATGAATACATCTATGACCCAGATCCCTCTAAATCTAAAATGGCTATCACCTTTGGTCTTGGCACTGCTAGGTTTATTACAGGTAGTCTCAATAAGATAGATAAGAACAATATAGACCTTAAAACACCCACGGCAAATATAGCAATACGCGGTACTGATTTTACAGTTACTGTTGATGAAACTGGCAGGTCGTTGCTGATACTCTTACCAGATGAGTTTGGTGTATCTAGCGGGGAGATACTAGTCACTACAGCCATGGGCACTGTAACTCTTAATAAACCTTACGAGGCTACAACTGTAGATGTTTTTGAGAAGGCTCCAAGCAAGCCAGTTATACTAGACTTAACATTAGACCTTATAGACAACATGCTTATTGTTAGCCCTCCCAAAGAAGAGGTTATTATAGAAGAGGTCATACAAACCAAAAAGAAAAACATACTTGACTTTGACGGTCTTGATGAGGATTTCTTGGAAGAGGATTTCTTAAAGGAAGATAGTTTAGAGTTTACCGAGCTAGATATTAATTACTTAGATGTTAATTTTTTAGAAGACCTGCTTGATGTAATAGACGCACTTGAAGAACTCAAAGAAGAAGATCAATTAGCCCAAGATGCCACCTCAACCAACATAACAGGAACCAAGATGGGGCAAGACTTGAAGACTCAAATAACTACATTTCTAACTGGTCAAACATTAACCCTATTAAGAAGCGTAAGTGATACCGCTAGGGTTGATATTGATAGCTCATCATCCTATACAGTAATATTTATTCAAGACGGCACATCTAATATTATTAAAGTTAATGGTGGTAACGGAAGCACTATTAAGATAACTCAAAGCAACTAATGAAAAAGTTAATATTTTTATTTATTATAATACTTGCACTGCCGTTGGTATTTCAATCAACCCCAACCGAAGTATTAAAGCTAAAAATATATGATGCCTTGGTATCTAAGCAAGATCCATCTGGCTACTTTACTATATTAAATATAACCGAAGATGATATAGATAGAGAGGGCGGGTATCCTATACCACGTCAAAGGCTTGGTGAAATTCATAGGGAGATAATGAACAGGGGAGCCTTGGGTGTTGGTTGGGTTATTTCTTTTCCCCACCCAGATCGGTTCGGGGGAGATAAATATTTTGCAGACTCTCTTCAACAAGGTACAACGATTTTAGCAATGTTTGAAGCCCCAAATCAAAAATACCCAAAAACTATTGGCACGGTGATACAAGGACCAGATATTGGTGGTATGGTATCCAAGGGTGTGGTTCAGAATACCAACAACCTTAGAAAAAATGTAGCACAGGGTATATCAGCTGCACCCCCCGATAGAGACAATCTAGTCAGAAGAATGCCTTTACTATTAAGAACCCCGGATGGATATGTAAGTTCTTTCGGAACAGAGGTATTAAAAACCTTGGTTGGTGCAAAAACATACATTATAAAAACCAATGATAATGGCATAGAACAAATTGCTGTTAGAGGACTACCCCCAATAAAGACAGACAGCCTTGGTCGTAAATGGATTAGTTGGGTAGATACCCCGCAAACCAATTTACAAGAAATGAATGTTGAAGGTAGGTTTGTTTTTGTTGGAATTACCGCACCAGGAATCATGCCACAGGTTGCAACTCCAGTTGGATTATTAGAGCCACATAAAATTCAAGCAGCATTATCCGAGTCAATTCTTATAGAAAACTCTCCAAGGATTCCAGATTGGTCTTTGGCTGCCGAAATTGTGATTTTTGGAATTTTCGTGTCTCTGACGTGGCTTGTAATTAACTATCTTGGTATAACCAAGGGCATAAGTATAGCTATAGTCTTGCTGTTCACCACGGGCTTCTTAGGAGCCTATAGTATTCAGAGAGGTCTTTTAATAGATTTTTCATGGACTTTTATATCACAACTAATAGTTTCTGGTATTGCCTTCTATTTAAACTTTAGAAAACAGTTTAAACTCCGCCAACAAGTCAAGAAACAGTCTGAACATTATCTTGATCCAAGACAGGTTAAACAATTACAGAGCAACCCGGAGTTATTAAAATTAGGAGGAGAAAAAAGATACGCAACATTTCTCTTCACAGACGTAAGAGGATTCACATCCTTGTCAGAAAAATTGGAGCCAGAAGAAGTAACCGAGGTAATGAATAAGGTTCTTACCATTCAGTCAGATACTGTAAAGTTTTATGATGGAATGGTAGATAAGTATATTGGTGATGCCATGATGGCGATCTGCAATGCTCCTTTAGACCTAGAGGGGCATCAAGAGGCGGCGGTACTATGTGCCAACGAGATACAAGACAAAGTACAGCTATCTGGATTGGGTCTTGAGATAGGGGTGGGAGTGGCTACAGGTTTTGCGGTGATTGGAAATATGGGTAGCTCAACTAGGTTTGACTACACGGCTATTGGTGACTGTGTAAATACCGCAGCAAGACTTGAATCAGCTACCAAAGAGGTTGGTGTAGATATATTGATTGGAGAAGAGACTGCCAAAAAGTGCGGTTTTGAGTTAAAATTATTAGAACCAATTAAAGTTAAGGGTAAAGAAAAGCCCTTGCAAATTTATACTATTAAAGATGGCAGTTAAAATTAAATCTAAGACCGTAGATCTTCAAGCAAGAAAATCAAAACGTACTTCTATAGGTAGCTCAATAAACACTTATCCAAAAAATAAGAACGCCAAAAAACAGTATAAAAAATATAGAGGACAAGGAAGATGAAATTTGGATTAATTAAAAATTTAGTGGGTGCGGTTGCTCCAACGCTAGGATCTGCATTGGCAGGACCTCTTGGTGGACAAGCAGCATCGGTGGTGGCAAAAGTATTGGGATGCAACACAGATCCCAAGTCTATTAACAACGCCATACAAAACGCAACGCCAGAGCAAATGCTGGAACTCAAGAAGGCGGAACAGGCTTTTGAAGTCCAGATGAGAGAGCTGGATGTTGATGTATTTAAACTAGAGGTTGAAGACGGGCAGGACGCTAGGAATAAATTCAGTAAGGATTGGACAGCCCGCATTATGGGTATTGCAGTCGTTGGTGGGTTCATGGGTTATATATTCTTAGTAACATTACAACCACCAGAACAAAATTCAGAAGCATTAATTAATTTAGTTTTAGGATATTTGGGTGGATTGGCTAGTGCTGTGATATCTTTTTATTTTGGTGCGTCAAATACATCAAATAATGAAAAGGAATAAACTGTGGCTGGATTTAAACTAAATACATTCGGAGGGCTAAATAAAAAAATAGCCCCAAGACTATTGCCAGAGGATGTTGCCCAAGAAACCTCTAATGCATTTTTAGACAGAGGCAGGCTTGAAGGATTGCCACAAGATCTTAATGATCCATCTGAAGCGGGATCAACACACCCAGCCTCAAACATAAGTGCCGCAACAAGCACAATATTTAAAGCAACAGACAGTGCATGGTTCACATTTAATGATGATGTGGATGTTATTAAGAGTCCAATAAGAGAAGACGCATTTAGCAGATTTTACTTTACTGGATTTTCTGGAAGCTCTGGATTCCCAAGAATGGTCGATGCTGCAAACGGCATATCAGGAAGTGGTCCCTACCCAGTTACTAGCTATAGATTAGGTTTACCAACCCCAGGTGCATTTACTTCTGCCCCAAGTGTTGATAATACAACTGCGGCTGATGGTGCTACAACAAGCTCAAGAGCTTATGTTTATACAGAGATAACAACATTCGGAGAAGAGGGACCGCCAAGCCTCGTTACAGCTGCGGAAATTATCGATGCGGCTAATGGGTCTACAGTAACCTTATCACTACCAGCTGGATCAAGTGGTGTTTATTCTATAGCGAAAAGAAGAATATATAGAACAGATCTGAATGGTGTATTTAGGTTTGTTAAAGATGTTGCAGGTGTGTCATCTGGAGCAACAACGGATGCTGTCTTGGATGCCTCTCTCGGGGAAGAAATAGAATCAGCAGACAACCTAGCACCGCCAGATGATGTAACATCAAACCACCCAGACGGACCAATGTTTGGAATAACAACAATGCCTAATGGTATAACAGCAGGTTTTAGTGGTAACACTCTACTATTTAGTGAGCCATTCTTACCGCACTCATATCCCTTGGCAAATCAATTAACGACAGCAACTGACGTTGTGGGTATAACAACTATAGGATCGGGGTTATTGGTTACAACAAAAGGCAAGCCAGTTATAGTTTCTGGTACAGATCCAAGGG